GCACACCAATTAGTTAAATTTATAGGATTTCCATTAGAATCTTTATAAACTAGACTAATTTTAAATGATGTACCTTGCTCTATAGCAAAATCATATTTACTTGCTGCCATAGTATTTATCCATTAGTGTTATTGGTACAATAAGTAATACACCTAATAAAAATGGCTGGCACAAGGCCAGCCACTCTTATTATATTTTATTATGTAATGAAATATATGTTATAGAGCTCCTAATAGAACTCTACGATTATCTAGAACAGCAAAGCCTTGTTCTGCCCATCCATAGAAGCCGGCTCTCTTTTGACGATGTAGTGATTCATCTTCAAAGATTTGAACCTGTTCACGTACTGGCATAATGAAAGCATCTCTCTTACGAAGGTCTAGTCCAACAACAATTTCTGTGTCATTACCAGTTCCGCCAGTTGGCATAGTACCGTTAAGAACACTGCTATAGAATAGCTGGTATTGTTGTCCAACACCAAGTTCGTCAAGATCATGAAGATTAACACTAAATACTCTATTTAGAGTACCATCAGCAGCGGTATAGATTTCACGACGAGTAACTTCATCAACTTGATCAACTCCCCAGTTGCGAATATCTTCCATAGCTTCTGGACTAACATAAAGGTCTGTTAATAGACCGCGATTATTACTAGCGCTATTACCACCACCGTTTCTGCGCATAACAGTTTTCATAAGAGAAACAAGTCTCTTTGTAAACTGACTTGGAGCAGCATCGCTGTCATAAACTACGATATTGCGGTCAACAGCAGCGGCCAATAGTGTGTGCCAACCGTCATCGTTCATCTTCTTAACGAATGAACCTTCTAAAACTTCCATAGCACGACCAACAACGTCCCAACGGGCATCGCGGGCATACTTTAGTAAGTAGTCGATACTAGCTCCAACGTCATAGGTTGGAACCATGACGTAATCGCTCTCGACATGACGCTCTGGAATATAACCATGATTAGGAATTGTATATGCTACAAAGTCCTTTTCTGTTCCAGGAGCGAGGAAATCTAATGGAAATTCAGGAGTAGCACCCTGTTGAAGCTGAATTGGCTCAAAGATGCCGTCTAGAATATCACCACTAAGAAGACCTTTTCTCAATGGAAGCTCTAGTGCTTTTGCAATCTCTGCATTAGCAGCTAGAGAAACTTCTCTATTGTTTGAACCAGAACGAACAAGAAGTTCTGTTAATTCTGGTGTTGGCTGAAATCTTTCGGTTTTAGCTGACATTTTATTCTCCCTGTGATGAAATTTATAGGTTAACTGATACTTTTGCGTAGCCGTCTGAGTCTTTTGCGCTCAAGAACTGGCCAATTTTAACAGCATTTGTGGAACTTGTTCCGATTAGCCCACTAACACCAACATAAGCGTCAGCTCCTGCTGATGGTGTTGCTCCGGAAACAATTTTATTTGTTGTAACTTGTCCGTTGCGAAGAAGAGTAACTTTGCCACCCTTCTGAACTTCGTCACGATACCAGTTAATGTGTTGACGAGTTAAATCATAGTCAACAACATCATTCAATAGAATGCCAACTGGTTTTGCTCCAGAAGCCACTGCGACATAAGCTACAACAGCATTGGCATCATCCATAGATACGCCAACGCCACTGGTTGATGTTACAACACTTACGACACCACCTCGTTCTTCAGCTGTATTCATGAAGAAAGAGATATCTGTTAGTAATTCGATACGATCTGGTTTAAGAGCCATTTTATTCTCCCTTATTATAGTTTTTTACCTAGTCTGCTGGAAACAAATTCTGCGAGTGCTGCGCGTGTGGCTTCTGCGGGATCTTCATTTTCTCCGCCGATACCAAGATTAACATCTGCTTCAACTTCAGCTGTTTCTAATATCTCTGGATCAGTTGTTGCAGTTTGTTCTTCGGAAGCATACTTTTTCATCGTCATTGCTTCTTCTTCTTTTTTCTTTTGCTTTTCCTTGTCTAACCAAGGAGGCATTTTGCCAGCAAAAAGTGAAGTCATGGCCTGGAAAGTCTCATCGTCAAGACCTTCGAATTTATCTACTGTAGCTTCGGCAGATTCATTATCGATACCTGCTTCAATTAATGAGGCCATTCTTTTCATTTTCTTTTCTTTCTTGAGCATTTCTTCTTCTTTTTGTTTGTATGCTGCAAGAACCTCAAGAGCAGAATCAAGTTCTGCTTTCATTTTTTTCATTTCTTCGTCTTTCATTGCCACCTTTTTGGCAGCTTCTTCTTTTTCTTCGCGAAGAACATTTAATTCTGTATTAGCCTCAGTCATTTGTGTTTCATTAGCCTTAATAACATTTTCTAGTTCTGTTATTTTGGTTTGAGCGGTTTCTATACCGGCTTTGGAAGCTGATGCTTCGTTAGTAAGCTCTTCTACCTTGGCCTTTAGTTCTGTGATCTCGTTTTCTAAACTCATAATATTATTCTCCACGTTATTGTGTGATTGATTATCAAATACACCTGTAAATGCTAAAACCGTATTTTTTTTTGTATCAATATTTTCATTATTCTTAGAAAAACTATCTTTTGTAAATATTATACTATCAGGATTAGCTGGTTTATCAACAAATCCTTTACCAGAAAATGTTATATTTCTAAGAACTCTACCAATCTTATAATTTTCGTGTTCGCCCATACCACCATATGATCTTAAATATTTTGTTAAGTAAGCAGTATTATTATCTCTTGCTAATACTTTATATTCATTAGTAGTTTTATTTAATAAGCCATAATCAAATCCTCTAAATAAACATTCCATGCTAACATATTTTTGTCCATTCTCTATTTCAGAAATTAATTTTTCTGATCTTTGTCTAAGTTCAGGACTAGAAAAAGCTTTATAAATTACTGAGCCAGTTAATATATGAAATTTATTTGGTAAATTATCTAGAGGAGTATTTTCATCTATAAGAATACCATCATCAGTAATTGGCCAATTAGCAGTAATATGGCCTATAATTATGCTTTCATCATGTTCTAAATTAGTTGGTTTATCTTCAGGAGTATTTCTAGCTGCCCAAACTTCATTAGCATCAAATATATCATCATTTTTATTCCAATTAGATGTAACTAATATAGACTGAACGTAGTACAAATCATCATCATTTAATGCTGCTAAACTTTTGATATACTTTAATGAGCTTGCTATAGACTTATTTGAGCAAGGCTCAACAAGCGTGGCATAAGTTAATGATGCAGATGTATTTATTATTTCTTCCAGCCCGTCATCATATTCTTGTTGAAAAATTTGCATATTTTATCTCCATATGGTTAAATATCATACACCATAAAATAAAATGAAGCTTTTGCTTGCTTAATATCATCAACTGATAGTTCTACATTGATCTCTGACGCAATAGTTTTTAGCCACTTTGAATAGCTACTGAATGAATTATTTATTTCTGTAGAGTCTACCTTAGAAAATGCTTCCATGATAGATTCTTGTGATATTTTTGTATTTGGTTTTAATGCAAATAATATTTTGGTTTTAATAGTCTCTGTTTCTTTGGTCTCATCTGCTGTTAAGCTTCTAAGATTTTTTTTATTATAGAATGATAATAGTATAGGATTAATAATTTCATTAATTTGGTCTTGCGCCCGATTTGCCCAAATCATAAGACCCGCACCTGTTTGGGGGCTAAATACTTTCGTTTTTCTTTTTTGAGTATCAGTAGAATTTTTGGGTCTGCCTTGCTGTGGTTGACCAGGCAACGATTCTGACGAATCGTTTGCCAACTTAGTTGGTTTGGCTGAAGGTATCGATGGTATCTTTTGCTCCATCGCTGTTTTTTCTCCGGATTTCTTTTTTTCTAGTTCTAGTCCAACTTGACTTGGCGTTACTATTCCAGTTTGTAGTGCAATTTTCTTTAATCCATTTTCTAATTGTGGATCATACCATGGTCCAGCTTTATTTACCATTCTAGTAGTATCTCTTTCTCTACTTTCTCTATTTAGTCTGGTTTTTTCCATCTCTGGATCAAATCCGAATCTAGTTTGTATTAACTCATCGCTAATAATATTTCTATCAGCTAGTTGTATAAGTAATGCTTTTTCACTATCTTCATTACTAAGATCCATTCTATCAAATTCTACTTTTGCTGGATATTTGAAACCCATAGCCTTTTGAACTAATGCTATTTCTTGCTCCCAAAAAGATACTAAAACATCTCTTCCGTACTGGAGTCTTTGTGTTAGTGTTTTTAAAGAAATAAAATTGTTCGTCGTTCCCGCTGCTCCAAAAGTTCCAGTAAGTGTTGGAGGAATTCCTAGTCCAGCATAAACACTGTTTAAGTGCGGTACATATTTTCCTTCTCCCAAAAAATTATGTACATTAGTATTACTCTCTAATAATTCTATATCTGGTCCCCATATTAAATCCATAGTTCCACCACCAACATTATTTCCTAATATACTGGAAAGTTTTGAAGTAGCTGCTTTTGTTGGAGCTATTTTATGTTCTAGGCTGCCAAGTTTAAAAATTCTAATATTGCTAATAGCGCCATCTAATGCCGCCATATCTGCTAGTTTTAGTTTTTCTATAACTGTTATATCATCCATAATCGCATAAATCATAGGATAGGCCCATGCTTGCCAATCGTCTTTTTTGTAGTGGAAAACTAAAGTTTTATTTGGATCTAATGGATATCCTTTTTTAGATTTTGCTGCTTCAATAATTTGTAATGGCAACTGATCTATAATGCTTTTTTCTGACTCGTTTTTAGGAGCATTGATAATTTTTCTTAATCTTGGCGGAATTAATAGTTCATATCGTTTATTGTCTACAAAAGAAGCTAAAGCACCGGCTGAAACTTCAACATATACAGGATCTATAAATGTATATCTCCAAGGTATTTCTTTTTTTTCTATCTGAACAGATTCAAGGTCGTTAACAATTGTGTCTGCTTGACCAAGTGACTGATATAGTTTTTCTGAAACTTTAACACTGATCTTTGCTGTTCTACGATCAATAACTATATTGCCGCTCTTGTATAAATTATTTAAGAATCTTTCACTACGATCTTTACCATTAATTTTTTTAAACCATCTTCTATAGAATCTTTCTATTCTTTTATTTCTATGGACTAATCTAATACCTTGACTAGCAAAATCACCCATTAGATCAATAACGTTTTTTACTAAACCTACCCTTTGATAGATATCATCGGCTCTGCTTAATATTCCTTTAATAAATATTGGCGTTGCTTCTTCTGGTCTGAAATTGTAATAGTCGCTTTTTGTCAAACCTGGGCGACCACCAGCCGGGCCTGCTATGTTAGAAAAATCTAGGGTATATCTTCTGCCTGCTCCTGCTGCTGTTGCTCTGTCTACTAATGTGAATTCTTCTAAAGACGAAGAGGCTTTTTTTAAAGCTTGTTCTTTGCTCGATAAATCATCACCCCATGTAACATAAGCATCCTCTGGGATGGTATTTGTCGAATTTGTAACTTCTGATTTTGTTCTTTTTTTAGCCATAATGTTTTATTATAATTGTAATTGTATTATAAAGCAATTGATTAAACTTTTATACACTATTATCTATAAATTCCTGTATATATGTCATCATTAGCTGAACTAGTAAACCATTCTGGACCTTTGTATAATGCTCCATTAATTTTAGTCGTATCTTTAGCATTAGATCCTATAACATCATAGTTGGCTGGTTTTAAGGTTCTATTAATTTGTCGAGCAATCATATTTGCTATTAAAAGAGAGCTATATCTATCTTTTCTCATTCTGCCCTTTTTTCCTCCAGGAAGTTTAGTTTCTGGAGTATCCCATCTATCTCTAGCGTTTGGGCCAGTGCTAGTTTGAGTCATAACAATTGTTGTCAATTCATTTTTTAATTCTTCTATTTCTAGAACACATTCACTTAAATTATCATATAATGGACTTAAATCGTCTGTGAAAACATTTCTATCATCAGACTCCATTGCTAAGGCTAGTGTTAAATTATCAAATCTGGGAAATAATAATGTTTTATCTTCAAAATCTTTTCTTAGTCCATGATTAGCTTGACTAGTCCAGTCTGCTTTTGCGAACTGAACAAGTTCAAGTATATGAAGTCCTGGTTGACTATCAGTATCTCTATTTTTATCAAAATTTATAACTGGCCATATTAATTGCTCTCCTGGTTCTAATTTATCAGGATCATGTAATGCTTCTTCTATCGCTACTCCTCCTCCTTGAGCATCAAGACCTATGGTGATAGGAGTAAAAGTTCTCATTAGATTTCTTATTTTACGAGCACAAAATCCATAAAAATCGTGATCTTTGACTAATCCGCTTTTTAATCTTTCTTTAAAATTATTTCTATTAGTTGTCCAACAATATACTATTTTATTGTGTAATGGATTGACCTCTAAGATAACTATACTAAAATTGTCTTGTTCACTAGCAGGGTCGATACCATATACATATTGTTTTTTAGGATCTCCAACTATTGTCGCATCAAATAATAATGGTTTATCTTCAATCATAATATTTGTATTCGATACTACGCAACTTTCTATCAAACTTCTTCTAAAAAATCCTTCGCTATCCTTAACAAAACATGCAGCATATTCCATATTATATATTCCTATATGAATAGTAGCTTTAGCTCTACTAACCTGTTTGTCATCCATAAAGCCTTTAGGAATTAATTCATATGGCATTCTTATAATACTATAATCTTTCCAATTAAAATTTTCAGGAACATCTCCTTTAAATATATCATTTAATTTATTTATATCTCCTTTGCTTTCTATTATAGATTTATATCTTTTCCAATAATTGGCAAAATGTTTAAAATCATAGTCTGCCGTACCACTAATAATAGCCTGATTACCCATTTTGGTATTTAGTATTTCTAGATCTTCATTCCATAATCCTGCTTCTATCATAGCTTGCTTTTTAGCTTGCTCTTTAACATTTTGTATTGGCGTAGCGCTAACAGCTGCGAATCCAGAAACTACAGTTTCATAAATATCAGGACTAATTGATGCAAATTCGTCAGCGATAATGATGTGTGCTCTTAAACCTCTAATTTTACTACCATCGCCCATAGGAATAGCAACTGTCCAACTATCTCCTAATCTTATCGTACATCTATCAACATCCTTACGGGGACCATCATCATTACCGCTAAAAATACTTCGTAATATAGGACTATTTCTCCATATATTTTCCATATATTCAAATAGAATTTTACTCTGTCTAAACGCTGCACCAACAACTACAATTTTTGTTCCTGGATTAAACATCATTCTTAATATGCAATATAAAGCCATAATAAAGCTTTTACCAAATCCACGAGAAGCTATAAACATAGGAAATGATCTTATCCAAAATTCTTGTAAAATAGCAACTTGGATAGGATGTAATTCTATATTAAATAATAATTTACATGTGATGCCAAAATATTTAGGATTTCTTAATAGCTTCATTAGATGAAGATCAGGGTTCTCTATATCCTGTTCGATCCTATGAATCATAGGATTATCTGATATGCTCAGGGTTGATATATCGCCCAGACCAAGCCATGCATCATCAAAATTATTACTTTTCATTTTTTAGTCTTCTAGATATTTTAATTGATTTTAATACTATTAATTTTGCTATTGATTCTATAAATGGTAATTTCCTATTTTGACTTTCTTCTTTTAGCCATTCTAAAATAGTATTTATATTTTGTTCGCACCAATCATTACCTTTTTCATTCATTTCAATAGCTCTTTGTTTACAATTACAATTTTGTGATGATTTTATCCCAATATAGCCTAATAGAGAAGATAAAACTGATCCTGGTCCATCAGGATCAGATTCCATAGTTTTAGGAAATAGATTTTGTAAAAATTTTTCTGGATATTCTCCTAGTTTATCACTTAGCATCAATTCAAAATCTGATAAAGTTAATAAATCAATATTTTGACTATCTGCTGATGTTGTTAATACTATAACTCCTGGTATCCCAACAATTTGAGCATATACCATGCTTGTTTTTTTTCTAAGAATAAAAGAAATATCAAGTTCGTCTGTTATGATAGGATCTGGCACAATAAGATTATTTGATTCGTCTCTGTACGGAGATGGATACAGTGTTATTGTCTTATTTAGTTTCATCGGTAGAATCTTTAATAATATTATTTTTTTCTATATAGTAAATTTTTTTAAGTATATATTCTGCCATTTTTTCAGCGTCAGAATTATTTCCACAAAAATATACAATTATATTATGATGAAGTTGTAGTTCCAGGATACTCTTTAATAAAAATGCTGGAGTTATTTTAATCTTATCCCACATTCTTTTAGGAACTGTGCTTCCAACAGGATATATTAATATATCTTCAAGATCAAATTCTAATAATAAAAATGAATATTTAAGCTGACTCATTCTCATCACAACATCTTTGAATCGACTTTCAACGATATTATTTGCAAATTCGCTAACGCTCTTTTTTCTTTCTATACATAATAGATGTTGTAATCCTTCTATACTATAGTCACCAGTGTCTAGTTTTTTATTGGCCACGGTGTAATGTTGAAATTCCCATGGTTGCTGTTCTCTGGTATCTATAATTACTGTAAAATCATATTCTTTCATATGTTATTTTTTTTATTAGCAAGTATTTTAAAAAAAACAGATTCATAAATTTCTTCCATGCCAGTAATCATTTTATGATGTTGATAACATAATGTTATACCATTCTCTATTAAAAATCTTAATGCTGGATAATTTGCCCATGTTTTAATATGATGAGCATTTAATCTTTTCTTTTTATTACACCCTGGCCATTGACATTGATGATTATCTCTTGAGTAAACTTTGTTTCTCCACTCTTTGTATAGTGGGTCGTTAAAATTTCTTTGATTCATTATATTTTTCTATATCAGAATATAACATATCTTTGACTAGATCATCAAAAGAGATATTAGGCTTCCATCCTAGTATATTTTGCGCTTTAGAGCTGTCTCCCTTTAAATATTCTACCTCGCATGGTCGATATAATTCAGGATCAATATAAATATAATTTTTATATGATAAATTTACTAATTCAAAAGCTTTTTCACAAAATTCCTGAACAGAATGAGTTTCTCCTGTACTTATAACAAAGTCATCAGGAACAGTATGCTCAACCATTAGCAACATGGCCCTTACATAATCTTTAGCGTGTCCCCAGTCTCTGCTAGCGGACAAATTTCCCAAGTGCAATTTTGTAGTTTTTGGTATAATTCCATTAATAAGTTGAGCAACATATTTGGTTATTTTTCGCGTAACAAAGTTTTCTCCGCGTCGTGGACTTTCGTGATTAAATAATATGCCACTAGATGCAAATATATCGTAAGCTTCTCTGTAAATTTGAACCATACGATGAGATGCTAGCTTAGCAACTCCATAAGGACTCTGAGGAAGAAATGGAGTATTTTCGTTTTGATATTTATTATTTAAAGTTTTGGTATAATTTTTGCCAAACATTTCACTAGTGCTGGCCTGATAGAATTTAGTTTCTGGACTATTGTTTCTAATAGCTTCCAAAACATTAACTACTCCTATAGTATCAATTTCAAAAGTTGATACTGGCTGTTTAAAACTTGTTGCAACATGACTTTGAGCTGCTAAATTGAAAAAATAATCTGGTTTATATTTATTGATTAATCTATTGCATATGCTACTGTCTGTAAGGTCAAATTCTTCTATAGTAAAATTATCATGTTTAATATGAGATATTCTGTCAAAATTATTCGTGCTGCTTCGTCGATAAAGACCAATTACTTTGTGATTTTTGTGCAGAAGAAGATCGGCCAAATAACTTCCATCTTGACCTGTTATTCCGGAAATTAGGCTAATATTGTTCATATTTTTATTCCACAGTATCTGGTGTTAGAAAAGGTTTGTCTATGGTATTATCTTGAAAGTTGTGATATTCGCTAAGTTTATTTTTATATTTGATTGTGGCTATATTAAGAATTTCCATTTCTCGTCCTTCTTTTTCTCTTACTTCTTCGTCTTCTAGCATTCGTATTAATCCTACCCAGCTACTTTTACCATCTTCTATTCTTTTAATTCGTTGTTCTCTGGTGGCTTTAAGATCTTTACTTATTTTTTGTTGTTCATTAAGTAGTTTAGTATATTCGTTAGTATAATTAGCGATACTGTTACGAGCAAAACTTAATTGAGTTTCCAGGTTGGCCAGTTTTGGTATATCTCTTTGTTCTTCACTTTTTTCATATTCTTTATCAACTAGTCTTTGTAGTTTTTCAGTTTCTGTTATGTGTCGTTTTCTTTCTTTCATGCTGCGATTAATAAGAATATCAATAGTGATAAATTGTTTGATTTGTAATTCTTCAGCAGGAAGAACGTCTTCTCTGAACTGTTTGATTAGTCCTATCCATGTATCTTCAAAATATAATAGTTCTCCAGTATCTTCATCAAATTGACGAATAATTTCGGGCCAAAATGTTTTGCTATGTAATTTATGTTTTAATAACTCGTTGCTTTGAGCTTCTTGTGCAGAGTTGACTATTAGTAGCCTATTTTGAGTAATATACTTTTGAATAGGCTCTATATTTCTGTTTAGTGAATCTGCTATTTGTTGTGTGGTGCTGGTTTCATAATTTCCTCTTATGAATTTTTCTTCATCTAAACTTAGCTGTCCTCGTTTTTTCGGTGATTTTTTGTCCATAGCTCACTTTCCATAAGATCTTTAATATGTTTTTGTAATTTAATAAGTTTATTTTTATTTAATTTTTCACCGTGTTTTAGTCTTAAATAATTTTCTCTGTGATCACTATTTATATGTTCATCTAAAAATTTTACTATTTCGTTGTTTTGTATTAAATTGTCTAAATTATTTTTATGTTCAATATCATAATCAATATAACTAGGTTTCATTATATTCTTTTTGCTTTCGTTTCTACTTGACCAAGAACTATATAATTCACAATTTTTTTTATCTGTGTGCTCTGAGCATTGACTAGAACTACACTTATAGTTAGGGTCGTAGAATGGACAATTTAAGCATGGTTTGTCGGGCCTTTGATAGTTATTTCTTTTATAATTAAACAATCTGTTTCGAACATGAGTCCATAAGAAATTTTCTAATGGGCGGCTATTGTCATATTTTTCCAAACCTTCTAGGGCAAAAATAGCAGCCTGCTGTTTCATATCATCAATATCATGATAACCAAATTTAAATTTATGAATTAATCTTTTACTAATATTGTCTAATACTTCTAAAAATTCGCTTTCAGAAACCTTTTTATTTGTTGATATTATTTTTTTCTTTTTGGTCATTTAATAATTCTGCTATACTTTTTCCATCTGGTAATTGTAAGTCTTCACTAACTTGTTGATCTATGCCAGAAGCTTTAACTTCCAATACAGAAGCAATAAGATTTAATTCTTCGTCTGTCATTTTTTCTCCTTGCCTAAAAGTTGCTAACTATTAGTATAGTAGTGTTGATCGATTTTGAGGCAATATTATAACAAAGGAAAACATTATGGCTAACTACAAAAAGTGGAGCAACACCGAGTTAGAGTTTGTAAAAGAAAATTATAACACCATGAACGATTTGGAACTTAGTACTAAATTAAGTCAAATAACAGGACAAAATATTAGCACTGCTATGATTAGACGTCAAAGACGCAAGCTAAATATTAAAAAGCAGCGTGGTCGCCCAAGAAAAAATGGACCAGCAGTTGCTATGGCTACTAACGGGGAAAACGGCCAACTATGAAAAGTGTACTATTAACACTATTACTGTTATGTTGTTGTGGTGCAGATTGGTGTGGTCATCGTTCGTTTGTTAGAAATGAAGTGGTGGTTCAACCAGTAATACCATCTCCTGTTGTAAATTATAGTGTGATTTATAGTCCTGCTGTATTAACAGAAACGGCGTGGGTTCCTGTTGTTAGATCTCAATATGTAGCATATCCAGTAGTCGTACAGCAGCCTGTGGTCTATTATCCATATGGCTACTATAATTATCCTGTAAATTATAACTGGATAAGATATAACTATTAGATTCCTGATAACTGACTATTGATTCAAAAGGAGCGGGCATCATGTTGGTGCCTGCTCTTTTTTTTAAACTTAGGGGAAAATGGCTAATAAACTGGCCAATTATATTAGACGGTGCCAATTTTGTTTGCACCACCCGGCGATTTTTTATGATTTTATAAATGGCTCAACCAGAACAAAAAAACCCCCTCATGCCCTAAAGTGTTGTGGCGTAAGACTTTACGACGAGTTATGGCCGCAAAAGTTGCCCTAAACTCTTATGGGATAAGGACTTACGTTAAATGACCCTAGCAAATGCTATGCCAAAGAATAAAGAATAATATATTCTCTAAAAAAAATAAAAAAAATAAAAGATTTCGCTTGCAACCTAAAGATATGTCTGTATAATGCCGATATAAGAAGTAAGAGAGAAAAAGGAGAACGAAAAGATGTTCGAGATTGGTGACGAGATTGTGGTTGGTGGTTTTTCTGGCGTGATCGTTGGTTGGTACTTCGACGAGGGTAACGTTTGGGAAGTTGAGTTGGTAGATGGTTCGACGATTGAAATGGCCGATGATATGACCACCCGATAAGGGGGTTGGCAATACGAAAAAGATTCTATAGAATACTCTCACAAGGAAAGAAAATGAACAGTTTTGCAAGATTGAATCGGATTGGAATGGACGCAAATGCTACTAAGGATAAGGTAAGATACTTGCGAAAAAAGTATAATCTTGGATATGATATGCAACCCAAGGAAAAAATAATGTCTGTTTCTGAAATGATTTGCAAACTAGAATCTCATGGCCTGATCGTACAGCGGTTGCCGGATGATAATAATACGCTACACGTTGACGGCTATCATCCTCCCCATTGTAAGGGGTTGCCCGATTGGCTGTATGATTGCCCCGGTTGGGGGGTATCGTCATGTGGGATTTCTAGGGTTTTCATGTTCAAGGTGGGCTAACCCCCCACTAGAGGTATGCACTCGACGTAAATCCTTGCTACATAACACTTTACGGCGAGGCGGGGCGCAGGGGCTTGACGCAAACTCTTACAGCATAACAACTTAAGATAAGCAGAGTTTTGGCATGATATTTGCTGTAAGAAATCTTACGATATTGTAAGGAAAGATTTTTGTTGACTTCTAAAGTATGGATGGTATAATGTCGATATAAGAGAAAAGGAAAGAGAGAAAGAAATGGAAAATCTGGTTCTGATTGTTGTGAAGGGTAGGTATAAGGTTTATCGGGAAAAGAAGTATCCCAACGGATATTCCCGTCAACTGCTTGCTACGTTCAAGAGTTCATATGAGGCCGAAAGGTTTATGAACGCCTCCGCCATTTGAGGGGGTTGACGATACGAAAAAGTTTTGATAGAATAGAATCACAAGAAAGAGAGAAAGAAGATGGAACAAGCAACTCATATCAACGACTTCATCGGTAGCCTTCCTAGGATTGTGGAAAAGAAGGTGTGGAAGGTTACGGATAAGGATGGAACAGTTGTTCAGTATGTTGGTGCTACCGATAACCGTGAGAGCACAGCACAAACATACATCAAAGAGAAGTATCCCGAAAGGGATTTGATTCTGACCTTCTCACACTTCAAAGGTTTGATTACCCTTCGTTAGAGGGGTTGACAAGCAAAAAAGTTTCTGTAAAATAACTTCATCATCACCAAGGGAAACCAAATGAACGATCTGAAGAGTCTTTTTCTTGCGATGGCTTCTGGTAAGTATGCTGGATTCCGAGATACTAAGGGTAAGGGATATATCGGAATCATCAACGGTATCATGCGTGAGGATGGTAGTGGTCGTAACTGGATCATTACCGTGACTGAGGGAATCAAAACGAGTAAGGTTTTTATCCACGCAACGTAAGCCCAATAACCACAAGACTTTACGGAGAGGCGAGCCGCCCGCGTTTTTCGTAAACTCTTATCCCACAAGCACTTAGAAAAAACGTAAAACAACACGCAAAAATCATAAGTTTTTGTGCTTGCAACCTAAAGAATGTCCTGTATAATGTCGATATAAGAAGTAAGAGAGAGAGAAAGAAAGAGGATAGAATGTTCGAAGTTGGTGATAGCGTGATGATTAGTGGATTCGACAAGCCTATGTTTGGACAGATTATTTCGTTTCATTACGATGAGGGAAACGTCTGGACGGTGCTTACCAATGGTGGAAACCGTTGGGATTGTGCGGATGACGAGTTAACCCCTGCATGATGGGGGTTGACAAGACAAAAAAGATTCCATATAATACGCACACAAGAAAAGGAAAGAAAATGGCTACCAAGTTCAAGATTATCGAAGATGCCAAGCGTCAAGTTCGCATGTGCTTTGTTGGTATGGCCACTCGGCATCAGCCGTCCCTTGCCGATGGGTTGTATGGCCCGATTCACAGTGAAAAGATTCACAAGTTCAATCGCAAGGCTCTCCGCAAGGGTAGTAAGGCTAAGGCGGAAAAGGTTGACTCTCGCTACAATGGGGGAGAGGATACCATGATCGTGGCGGTTGGCAAGCC